ATGTGCGGAAGAATCAGACAGGGAAATGACCCGGACGAGTATTTTGCGACGATCTTTACGAATATGCGCAAGGTGTTCGACGTCGACCCCGGCTTACGCTTCAATGTGCCGCCTGGCAGCGAACCGATGGTGATCCACGAGCTGGCCAGCACACGGACCGTAGAGCGGCAGTTCTGGGGATATAAGCCCGTCTGGTACAAACGCAAGCCCGTCATCAACGCCAGGTTAGATAAGATCGTAGCCGGCTCCAAGTTCTGGGCGCCGCTGCTGGAGCACGGGCGGATGATAGTTCCGGCTGACGGGTGGTTTGAGTGGACTGGTGAGAAGCCGAATAAACAGCCTTGGTTCATCCGGCCAGTGGATGGTCAGCCTATTCTAATGGCGACTATCGCGGCATGGAAAGAAGGCGCTGAGCCAGGGGAACAGCACGGCTTTGCGATTGTGACGGACGATAGCGCGGGTGGCATGGTGGACGTTCACGACCGGAGGCCTGTGGTTTTAACGCCTGAGCACGCCCGCGAATGGCTGGATCCGGACACGACCGTCGACCAGGCGAAGGAATTATTGTCTGTGGCCCGTCCTGAATCGGCGTTTGAATGGTATGAGGTGACGCGGAAGGTGGGGAATTCGAGGTATCAGGGGGACGACGTCGCGGAGCCCGTTAGGAATCAATAACTGAGCGGCTAATTTTTTAACTCGAACGAGTCACATGAAAAAAATAAAATCCATTCTTTTTAATTTTGGGCTACTAAACTTGATGTGGTCAGGCGTAGCAGTCACGATCGCAACAATAGCGTTTTTCTTTTATATTTTCAGAACAATGCCTTTAGAGAAGGACGTTACAAAGTGGGGCGCCTTTGGCGATTATATTTCTGGAACAGCAGGAACTTGGATCTCATTTATTACATTGATAATGGTCTGGATTACCTTCTTGTCCCAGAAACGGGAATTAGAAGAGCAAAAGAATCTCAACGCCCGTCAAACAATTGTGATGGAGAGGCAGGCGTTTGAACAAACTTTTTTTTCCTGGATTGGTCACATAAAAAATATCCATCGAGATTCGGACATAAATGCACTGTTTTCAGATTTTCGCACACAGGCAAGCGAGTCTTTTGAAAATCTCGTTGGGTATGCCCGAAACCATCGTCAAGATGTAAATTATAAGAATCAATTCAGCACGAATATTGCCTCATATATCAGCGGAATTCAGGATTTTTACAAACGAGGGCAAAGGTTGGGGAATCACAGAAAATCGTGGCTGGAACAAAACATACAGAATTTAGAAACCCTCGTTGCATTTGTGGATCGAGCAGACAAATACCCTGCTACGCTCGAAGAAAAATCTATATATTTCAATATACTTAAAGCACAATATACGAATTATGAACGATATGTTTTAGGCTTAGAAATTATGGAAGTAAATAATGATATTCTGTTTACCTTGACGAAATTTAGGTTTTTCGACTCCGAAGAAAGACATTTTATTCCAAAATTAATAGAGCGTAGACTCAGAGGAAAATTAACGGACGAGTTTATTAAGGAAGAAATTAATTTACGTCTTGGTCAGTAGAAGGTAAAACATTTCTAAAAAATATCACGTAGTTTTACCACTGCTTCACCACAAAGTCGTGCTTCACCTTGCACTCATAGAACCGAGTGATCGCATCTCCCAGCGCAAGCGCGATCGAGTCATATGCAGCATCAGTCGGCGACTTTGGCTCCACGCATTCAGTCATGCCGCCCGGTAGCGGTGGATGGGTAGAGGTTGAGGATACTGCGCAGCCGGCCATCAGTGCCGATGCAATCAATAGGGTTGACGCGCATTTCATTTTGGTACGCCTCTTGGAATGTGGTGAATTTGGTTTGCGTGGTGTTCAGGACGGCTTGCGCGGTCTGGCTGGCGTTCAGCAGGTCGGTGGCGGCTTTCTTGTAGGCTTCCAAGTCCGCGACTTTCAGCTCTTGCACGGCATCGGCATGGCCGGATCGGTACTGGATGGCACCATACCCCCATGCCGCCACCAGCGCCAGCCCGGCGCACACGGCATAGCCTTTCCAGCCGGTGAGAAAGGTCAACATAGAACCGCCTTCGCCCGTGATAGCCGCGCCTTGCGGTCGTCCAGTCCGTAAGGGGTGATATCAGACGTCGCGCTGCCGGTGTTGATCAGTTTGGACAAGGCCAGCACATTATCTTGATCCATCCACTTTATTGCCCCATGCGACCATAACCACCAAGCCGAAGCGCGGGCGGCTGTATCGGGGTCGTTTTCCAGTAGCTCCAGCATCCGGTCAACAGGGATACCCAGCGCCTCAGAAGCGACCGCCGTGTTGTTTTTCCCGGTGATCTGAATCAGGCCATGGCCACGATACTTCCATCCGTCGCCAGAGCCTTCAGGGCCGTTACCCATGCGGTTTGCATAGACCCTATTTGCAATCGCCACCGGCTTGCGGGCGTACTGCTGGGCGAGCGCCATTGTTGGGAAGTATTTACGTTTGTCGCTGTAGAGCGCTTCGGCTGAATAATTCAGATTCTCTGTGGTTCGGGCGAACCCCATGGACTCATGCCCGACTTGCGCCAGAAAATGCGCCATACGCAAGCCTGTGTATGGGATGTATTCGCCAAAGGCCGTCACGACAGGCTCATACCATTTGTCAGCCAGCGCAGCAGATATGCCAGCAGCGCGCTGAAATTCATTCTTCGACATCATCCTTTTTCACTCCAAGCCAGTCGCGTAATTTTGATTTCATGACGCCCGGCAACATGACCCGTGACAGGTCGAGAAAATAAACGCCCAGGAAACCAACAATCACCCCAGCGCCCAGGTAGGCAAATGGGTGATATTTTTCCGGGTCGAACCAATAAGTTGTTGTGGAAACGGAAGCCACCACCGAGATACAGAAATTGGTGATGGATTCGCCGATGGGATTTTTATCGTCGTCGGTCGTGTAAAACGCTTTCAGGCCGCCAAGGGCGCCGCCCGCTATAGACATCCAGACGTGCACAGTAAATAGTTCATGCATCACGTCCCCATGCGTTTAGATTTCTCGATAATGCTGATTCCGACGACCAGATTGAAATAGGCGAAGAGAAGGTATAGCGACATGGCCGGTATCAGCGGTGGATAGGCTCCCCAGAACTCGACCGCCGTCATAAACCAAGCCAGCGCGCCACAGACCATCACGTAGCCTGCAATGAAGCGCAGGCGGCTGGTTTTGCGCAGGCCAGCCAGCGACAGTACGAACATCCCCAAATACATACTGGCGTAGGCCCCGGCTGGCCATTCGAATCCCCGGTAGGTCGGCAGCCCGAACAACCGCTGGTCAAGAAAGAGCGTCAACGCCCATACCAGATAGGCGGCTGCATTGAACATTTCCCAGGGCCGGGATCTGATGAGGTCGATTTTGAGCAGAAACAGATTGACGAAGAACATCAGGAAGCGTTTCATTTGGCGCACTCCTTGTACATGCGAATGACCGTACGCTGCCAGGCGCTGACCTCGGCGGGTTGCCAAGCAGGGTTAAATTCTGGCAGAGCTGGGCAATCGCGCATGACCGTGACTGTTTTGGTTCGGGTCACTTTCTTGACCTTTTCCACTGGCACGGCAATGATCTTGTACCGGTCCACAGGCTCCGGAGTGCTACACCCGGCCAGAGCAACCGCCAGAACGATAACAGCGGCCCTCATTTTTCAATCTCCTGCTGAATGGCGTTCTTTTGCTCGGTGAAGATATCATTAGCGCTTTTCGCCGCTTGATTTGCGGTATTTGCTGCCCGAATTGAGCGAAATGCAGCCGCCGAGCACATGGTGGTCACAGGCGTCATAGCCAAGGCGAAGCCGTCACGCAGGGCCTGTACATCAGCTTCCTTTTCCGCTTTGAGCTGGGCGCGCAGCTTTTCCATTTCCCAAGATCGGGCGGCCATAGCCCCGATCCCCATGAACGCCACGCATAGTAGCGGTATCAGTAGTCGTCGCATTGTCGCGGCTCCAAAAGAAAACCCCGACCGAAGCCGGGGTAGTGGTATGTATAATAGGTCTGCAAGTAATTTCCTCCCTATGCAGACGTTACTTGCCGCCCCGCGCTTCCGATCAGTTGACGTGGGGCGTTTTTGTATATAATTGCCGGGCAATCGATCGCGCAGCTGTCAGAGGGTGCGCAATCAGTTGCCGCCCCGGTCCATCCTTCGGGGCGTTTTTATTGGTTGTAGGGTTTCTCCCAATATTGACAGCTTCTATATACTCAAGTGGCGCAGTACAAAAGCCAATCCTATCTCTTGGGCTGCGCCGCTTCGCCCGGGCCGTGATTTGTCCGGGCGGGGTGTTTTACTTCCTCATACAGTGATGTAGTCATCACCACTGACGACCATCGTATGCGCCGATTCACCTGCAACTGAATGACTCAATACTGAGTCGAACGTCGCGGAAGTGATATCCGAGCCTATCGCGTACCCGCCCTTGAATTCGTAAGACGGGTTTTCGTCGTTCAGCACTGTCGGTGTGGTTCCGTTGACGACAACCCCTGCATATACCTTACTATTGCCCTCAGTGCTTGAACCTCGGAACCTCGGTTCCGCAGATGCAAAATTCTTCGTACCCACCGCAGAATCCATCCACAAAGCAGCCTGACCGTTAGCTCCTTTCAAAATCATCGCCCAAGCGTTCGGATACGCAGAGGATGCGCCGCTGGTGTCATTGACGCTATACGCCTTGCGAGTCGCGATTTGGCTATCGAGTATCAAAACGGTGTCGTTAAAGCCGGAACCCACCATTTGCAAGCCATAGTCGCGATACACATTGACGTCTTCCAGTTTCACGATCTTGCCATGCACCCGCGCACCACCAGCTACGAAGTCCACCTTAAAGTTTTGTCTAAGCACGTATCGGCTTACCGTGATCGTGTTCCGGGCCATCAACTCATTGCTGATCAACGCGGTGACGGATGTCGCATAGCCCGACACCGCACCATCGGGTAGGGAAGCGCCATCTACGAGGAGCTTATAAAGCACGTTGCGGGCCGTTTTGTCGCCTGAGGCCGAATTGGTAGAGCCATGATTGCCACCAGTGAACCAAAAGAAATTGCCGTCATGCTGGCCGTCGCCATCGTTTACCGCCTCGATCACCATAGGCGGCAAGTAATCTGATAGCGTGTTGTTGATCTGTGTCCAGGTAGCTGTCTCAATGTCACCGAGGGGTGCGGTGTCAGCCCCATAGAAATTCGGCAACTCATTGAAATTATTGATACCAAACCGGTACCGGTACATCTTGTCGGTGTCTTTCCACGCTACGGTGAGGGCGCCGTTAGCGTCTTTTGTATAGAAGACGTTGTTTGGCATACGCATAGCAGTTGGTACAGGTATTTTTGAATCAGTGTATTCATTCGCGGATACCAGCGTTGCAGCGTCTTTCGCGTCAACCTGTGCGACTGTAGGATATTCTTCAGTTGGCTTATACGAGTAATTGGCTGGGTCAATAATCCATGAATATCCTGAACTGCCAGTGCCATTCATGGCAATGTGTGAGAACGCGCTCGCAGCAGGAAGCTTGCTTGTGTCAAGGGTGATAATGAATTTCAGGCCAGCAACGACATCGGATTCTATCACGACGGTTTGGACACCACTGCGCGGAATCGTAGGAACTGGCGTTGTGTTAGAGAGAAGCTTGATAACATCCAGCCCTGTTGGGCTTGTTGTTTCATAGTTTTCCGCATCATACTCGACAATCTGCCAGGCATCAGGGTATGGATTTGAAGAGAAAATACCTGCTGTAGAGCCATTACGGAAATACCGGATACCGTAATACTTTCCTGGGCGGTCCCCAATCACCTTGATCGAGAGAATTGCATCGCTCAGGAAGGTGTTGGCACCGCTCACGATGCTGTTTCGAGCAATAATCTTGTTGGGAAAGGCCGCTCCCTGATTTCTCAAAAGTGACCCCAGAGCTTTAACCGCTAAATCAGCTGAATCAGCATAAGCGTTTGCTTCCTGGATATCCGCCTCTGTTGCCTGTTTGATCCACTCTCCCCATATATCCTGATACAAGGTTCTTTTATATGACCTATTCGCGCTTGTTCTAACAAAAGGGGTGTACTCCTGGTATACGTAAGAAGATGCCCCCACGCCCGACGAAGAACCCACATTCACCTTTAAAATTCCTGGCTGATTTACGGGTGAATTTATTAATGTATTTGCCACAGCGGCTACGTTTGTAAAATATGTGCCAGATGTCTTGTATTCATTAAAATCTGCATTTTCCAGAATAACTTTTGGTATAACAAAAGATTCAATAGCGGTAACCCGAGAGTCTACCGCCGGGATACCCGATGTCTTTTCATCGGTATATGTTTTTGAGTCCGCCAGCGTTGTCGCATCAGCCGAGGTGTAGTCAGCGCGGATATCTATCTCTCTGGCATCTGTATAAGAGTTTGCCGAACTTAGGGCGGCAGCGTCGGCTGCGTTAAAATCATCCCTGATTGATGTTTCTCGTGCGTCGGTGTAAGAATTCGAGCTGATAACCGCCTGAGAATCACCGCTAGAAACATCTACGGTAGTCGCGTCTTTGATCCAGATGCTCCAAGAATCAAGGTACAGCGTACGCCGGTAGCTGCTGTTGCCGGTGTAGGATGTGACGGTTTGATAAACAAAAGAGGATTCTTCCACCCCCGCAGGGTCTGCAACGTCCACTTTAACAATACATGCCACGCTGATAGGACAGTTAAGCCAAGTCGCAACCGTGGCGTTTGAATTTGAGTAGTAAACACCAGCGGTCTTTATGTTGTTTAAATCTGTTGCCGTTGGCAAGGCTTGCGGAATTACAAACGGCTCTATAACTCCTAAAGCTTCGTCTGTGTATTGCTTGGCGGCATTCAGATTTGCAGCATCAGCAGTCGCCGTATCAGACCTGATAGCTGTCTCGCGGGTTGCCGTGTATTGGTTTGCAGAACCAAGCGTAGCTGCGTCACCAGCCGCCATGTCTGTTCTGACAACAGAGTCCTTGCCGTCCGTGTAAGACTTAGAGGAAGAAAGTGTCGCGGCGTCTGCCACAGCATAATCCGTTCTGATCGACGCCTCTCTTGAAGCTGTATACTGATTTGCCGCAGCAAGGGTGTCGCCTTCTCCGGCCGCCATATCGTCCCTTATAGCGGCCTCACGTTCATCCGTATACTGTTTAGCGCTAGACAGTGTAGCGGTAGCAGAGCTGGTCACATCAGAAATCGTTGCATCCTTAATCCACGCTGACCAGTTATTGTTATACAAGGCGCGCCGGTAGCTGCTGTTGCCGGTATAACTTGTAATTGTCTGGTAAACAAACGTCGATTCATCACTACCTGTTATGCTCCCAACATGGACCTCAATTACGCATGCAACGCTGATAGGACAATTCAGCCATGTTGCTACAGTGGAACTTGACCGAGAGTAGTAAGTTCCAGCGGTCTTGATGTTATTTAAATCGGTATTGCTCGGCAGAGCCTGCGGAAGAACAAAAGGCTCGATAACTGCCACGCGCTCGTCAGTGTAGTTTTTCGCGGATTCAAGCGTAGTGGTAGCGGTCGCGGTCACATCAGTGATGGAAGCGTCTTTAAGCCACTCCCCCCAGACTCCGTTATACAGAGTCCGTCGGTAGCTGGAGTTGCCGGTGTAGCTGGTGATCGTCTGATAAACAAAAGACGTTTCATCGGTCCCTGATGGATCGCCGACCGTAACGTCAACGACGCACGCAACAGAGATCGGGCAATTCAACCAGGACGCCACAACCGAATTTGAATTTGAGTAATAGACTCCGGCTGTTTTTATATTGTTCAGATCGGTACTGCTTGGTAGCGCCTGAGGAATGACGAATCGACCAAACTTGTCAAGCGGATCATCCGTTTTCACCCACGCGCCATCCCACAAATACAGACCTTTATCCGGACCTTCAGTGACGCGCGACATTGCATGAGCACCATCCGGAGTAATTGCCAGCAATTCGGGCAACGTCGTGACGCCGATCGATTGGCTCGATGTAACCTCCAGCATCGCGCCGTAAAGGGTCTTTTTGGTCAGGCCGTTAATATCCACAAACGTCTGATTTGTAGAGTTTGTGAATTCGTTCGTTTTCTGCAGGTTGATAGCAGCCCGGTCAAAGTCCGCAGGAGTTGGGATCGCCATGTCTCTTTTCCATAAAAAAAGGCCACCCGTAGGTGACCTGTTGTGTTACCGTGTGATCAGTTAATGACCGTTTCTTTTGCCGGTATAGGCTGAGTATCCGCTTCGTAGTAGGCATCGGAATAATTGATTCCAGTAACCTTCACGTACTTCTTATCCTTCATGTCCAGATCGGTGATGAGATATGCCATCGCCGCCCTGCGTCCCTCTGGTGCAAAGCTGAAAATTGTTCGGATGCCCTGATCCGAGCCATATTCTGTGACCGGGTTCTCTGACGGCAGATTCTGCAAAACGACATGTTCAGCGTCTGCGCCCGGCGTGACCGGGATTGAATCAAGTGAGCCGTCGCGCTTCATCAGGACAATGCTGTGATCCTCGCCAGGGGTGAATTCCGCCGGCTGGCTTAGTCTCAGCGTCAGCGCCCCGTCCCATCCCACCACATCCCCATCAAAGGACTTAAATCGCGTGTTGTCCACGACATCAATGCGCTTATTTGGCAGCAATGCCCGACCATCCAGGGTGACGCCCGTCTCTACCCTCACCCGCTGGCCCATCAGCTTCTTGTACTCCCGATTGGCCCGCAGCCAGGCCTGCGCGAATGACCGGATACCTGGTATCTCGAACCGCTTCAGGCGTGTGTAATTGCCATCTGTAGGCAAGATGATGGTTTCCGTCTGGTTACTGTCCGGGTCCGTGTATAAGAACTCCACCCCGTCGTATTCACCGTCGTTGGCGAACGTACGGGTGATCGTCTCCGATTTGGGCTGTTTGTTCCGGTGCGTGAACATGGCTACGGACCGATCTTGCCGAAGGTCCGGCGCCAGCCTGATCTGGGTCGGCTGCCGGTACGCCACGCAGAAAGCAGCATTGGCGATCATCGAAATGGTGTCTTCCAGGGACAAATTGTCCGAGTCGAGCGTGTAGTTGAACTGTCCCATCTCCCAGTGCGTCTGGTTTAACTGATACTGGACGCCGTAAATCTGTGCCATGTCCACGTCGTCCACAGACCGATTGCCGATCTTGGGGTCCAACATCACGGCGCCGATAATGTCCACGATCTGGCTTGTTTTATGGATCGTGCCGGAAACATGCCGACCTTCCGCATCAAACGCACCCGAGAACACCGAACCATTGAATGTCGGAATCAGGCGGCTTGCCAAACAGTTCAGTTGACGGGTTCGTGCCGATGTTGCCCGGGCGGTCGGATACGTCACCGTGTGGATCGTCGTCTTGTTGCCGAAATGGGCCTTTGCAACCGGAGTCACCGCATAAAGGTCCGTCCATTTGATCTCATCCATGACCGTGCCTTCATAGCCATAGTCATAGTCAGTCAGGCGGCGCATGCGCACTCGAATTGGCCCCGTCCATCCTGTGACGTGCTCCAGCGTCGTGGCACGCTCATCTGTGACCGATCCGGAGACAGACCCCCATACCTGAATAATCGGGCCCTGGGGGTTGAAATTGGCATCAAGCTGCTGCCATTCGAGATGAAATTCCACTGTCGCCACTGAATAACCACCATCGAATTTGTACATCCCGTTGTTGGCCACAACATTTACCCAGACCTCGGTTCGATCCTTTTGAGGCAAAGTCACCCAATCTGTAAACTGGCTTCGTCCGTTGATCTGGAGTCGGCCGGTCGGAGCTGACCCGCCGTTATTCAGATACGCAGGGAAAGTCGAGGTTGTCAGGCGAATCTGCTTATCGCCCACTTCCGCTACTTCATACGTCCCGTCGAAAGAGTAGGTCTGCACCGCGCGCGACACAGTACCGTTTGCCGCGTCAGGTGCGCTCGGCGATATGGATTCCGCCACGCCGATCGAGTTCAGACTGACAAAATCCACCGTATAGGTTCCATTCAAAAAGTCAGTTGGCGCAAAGCCGGTAACTTGAATCGTGTCACCAACAGCCAGGCCGTAGTTCGTAATATTTCCGAACCCCGAAGTACGGGAGAACAACCCTGTCGTCGCGTCATAATTGACTTGATCGTAAGACCGGGCCGGACGGGTGAACGACGAGTTTGAAACCGTGATAGTGTCGCCAATGTCAATCACTGAATTGAAATTTGGCCGCGCTGGTGAACCCTGGGAAATATAGTCCCCGCCAGGGTTTGCGGCGAACCCATACTCTTGCACTGAATTTGGCAATTGCACCTGGTTCCATGCCTTGAGCGTCATGCCGTCGATCTCGACAGCCCTGTCCACCGTTAGGATCGGGTCAATGATGGCGTCGCCGATTTGCGTCACCGGCGCGTCACCGCTATTCGGAGAGGTGAACGGCTTGTATATTGCCGCGCTGGCGCCGTCGATCCCAGAGACAAGCGTATCTGCATCCTTGATGTCGTTCAGCTCGTAATAACCTCGCCCGACGCAGTAATACCCAAACTCCACCCGCCGGTGCTTGATGTACTTGTTGTAAGTCGGCATCATCAAGGATGGAACAGACAGAACCGTGCCAAAGATATCTTCGACCCGCTCCATGTACCGGACCTTGTTTTCCCGGTCGGCCAGCTTGTTGTTGTCCGAGGATTGGGTGCGGTTTACGTTACCGGGCTGACGTGGAGGCGGGAACAGGATCGCAGAGACGACCGTGAGGGCGACGGCGACCGCGATATTGATCAGAATCGCGCCAACAGTGGTAGCCGGGTCCCCGGGATTCTGGAACACCACATAAATCGGCCCATTTTCCTCACGCAACTGCGCCAGCCGCTCGTCCGGACTGCCCGTATGCAGAATTTCATTGCCGGCAGCTGCTGTGTCCCGGAAAAACTGAATCGATCCAACAATAGGCCGATCCGCATAGTACGTTCGCACCCAATCGTACAGACTGTCCGCCCGAAAATCCTTCGCCGCCGTGCCAGCCAGCGGATGATCATAGAACCGGATTAGGGTCATGCCTTACTCCAGAACTCGATCAGTGGGTATATGTCTTTGAGGGATGCCATGTCCTGGTAGACAACGCCTTCAGGCAATGCATGCAGAACGTGGCCATCCAAAAAGATGCCGCAGTGATGGATGCCGAGCTTGTGCGATTTGCCCATCAGGACGATGCACATATTTACTGGTTCCGGTATCTGCATGAATCCATTGTTTGATTTCTGCAGGGCAAATCGGAACGCATTCGCTATATCCCGGATAGAATCGGTTACTGTTCTGAAATCCTGAACACCCTGCCCCAGTTCCCGCGTATACACGTCGGCGACCATGTTCCAACACGGGGGATTCGGATAGTTTTGCTCTTGGTAGTACTTGACATCCATCACGGCCGTCCATAAAAAAAGCACCCGAAGGTGCTGGTATGTTTTTTATCAATGCTCACTGGAACCCCCGAAGCATCGGTATTTCTCTCGGGCTGTACACCTCACCAGTGCGCAGCAGGTTGTATCTCGGGGACACGGCGTTAACGTTTGCCGCCCCTTTTACATAGGTCAGTGATTCAGCCTGGAGCCTCGCCAATCCCGTCGGCGCGTCCAGGACTGGGTACAGGAACGATCGGTACACAATCACAATCCGTTCTTTCGTGGTAAGCGGTATGCTATCCAACTCCTCTCGGAGTTCATCCTGAGAATCCACTACATCCACCGCGATCCTGAATAACTGATCCAGGTTCGAATTTGTGCCGTTTTGCTCAATTTGGAAATTCACCGACCTGTGTTCCATCAGCGTGCCTTCCACATCAAGCCATCCAACCCCAGGCTGATTCCAGAACCGGAACACTTTCGACAGGTCAGAATGCGCGATTGCAAGCGTATAGATCGGGTACTCGTCAGGCGGGTTGCTCGCCCAATACCGCTTCATGCGGTCGTCAATATCAAGGGCCACTGATCACCCCCAGAACGTTGACATCGTGGTTGATGTATTTGTCGAGGCCGGCAAAGAGTGCGCCATAATTACTCAGGCCGTCATTCCACAGATCAATCTCAGCCTGCGCGTCCTCTATCGAGCGTTTATAGGCCGATGGCTGGACATTCACCGTAAACGTCACAAATGAATGCTGCTGGTTTCGAACCATCGAATATGACTTGACCACCATGAAACACGTGTGCAGCTCTGCGCCATCACCAGAATCGATCATCATATCGAATGGCTTACTGCCCTTCTTAATGATACGGTGGTAAAACAGTGTCCAAATATGGTATTTCTCCGGCGTCAGTGGAAGCGTCACTGTAAATGGCTGCACACCACCATCATATTCAAGTGCGGTGCGCGGTGATCCGCCCTCCACCGGCGTTTCCATCACACCACCTATGTCGCCGCCCGAGTACGCACTGATAAGTGGGCACATGCCACGCGGAATCTGCGGATTTGCCATTATCTTGCGAACTCCACTTTAAAATTCTTCCGCAATGCGCTTGCGTGGTCACTATTGGGATTATTCAGTTCGGCCACCACCTGGCGCTTTGCTTCCTGAATAATCAGCATGCGTTCGCCGTCTGGTAATGTTCGCTCCTGAACGCTGTCAATCCGGCCTGTCGTTTGGTTCAAAATGGTGATGCCTGATGATTTGGCTGGGCCTGTAGCAACACCAACCGCTCCACCACTAGCATAACCACGCAGCCGCAGTGCCTCTACCCTGCTGACGCCGCCATGACGCTGTACGTCATCCTGAGAAAACACCACCTCGCCCTTATGGACGATGCCGGCAGGATCATATTTACCACCCGCGCCTGTGTATCCGCCGTCGTCGAACCCAATGCTACCGAAACCGTAAGAGCCGCCGTAATTAGGCAAACCTGCGCTACCGCCTACCGTCGTTGCGCCGCTTAATGCGCCACCAGCAAACGCACCAATGGCCGCCTTCGTAATCGTGCCAAACAAACCGCCACCACCGCCTGCCGCCTTCCCAAATAGGGCTTCGTTCAACTGAGTAGCCAGGGCCTGAGCTACCATCTTGCGCAACAGATCCTGCCATGCCTTGGCAATGTTATCGAAATTACCCGCAAGCACATCTTCCAGAGTCTGACCAAGCTGATCTTGAATATTCGCAGACGCTTGTTTAGCAAACTCCGACATTTCTTCAGTCGATTCCGAATATTTTTCGTTCAGCTCATTCAGGTATTTTTCATATTCCTGTTGGCCGAATACGCCATCTTCCCAGGCTTTGCGCAGATATCCAATTTCTTGCAAATGCTGATCAAGTTTCCCTTGGCCGGTTACTTCAGATAAGAATTTTTCGTATTTCTCGGCTTCTTCAGTCTGTTCCTTCATGAAGTCCAGAGTTTGCGCGCGCCCGAGAATCTCGTTTTTCTGAGCCTCTCCAACCTTGCCATATTTTCCAAGTTGGATATTTTCGAGCGCCTTCTCATACTCGGTTTCTTTTCCCAACAACGCGATTTGTTCATTTAATTGCTTGATATAGTCGCCCGCAAGGTCGCGCTGAGATCCTGCCGACTTACCGCCAGATTTCTTTGTGCCGCCAGCGCCACCCCGCTTTTCATCGTCAGCTGGAATAGCCCCAAGCAAAGGAATATCATCGACTCCGATGAGCTTACCCATCCTCTGATTTGCGGCATTAGCGCGAGCTTGTGTCCACATGTCGGAGTATTTCGTATCTCCAACCTTCCCGGCAGCATCGTTGAATTCAGCGAGAATGTCATCCACTAGTTTCTGTGATGCATTTGCGCGAGCGACGGTTTCTTTTACCATTTCCGGGTTAACAGTATTTGCCAGTGCATTGTTACTCAGCGTAGCATCAACATGATTAATCAGATTACCCGTTGCTGCGCCCGTCAGTTTCGCCGCGGCAATGAATGCCCGGACCGCATTGGCAGCAGATATGGCAAAATCAGCAACACCGGCCAGAAGACTGCCAACATCCATCAGCCATGTTTTGATTGACCCTTGTCCCGCCAAATCATCAACCGAACCTTTAAGACCATCGGTCTTTGTGGCAGAATCAGTGGCCAATTTAATGAAATTATTGATTTCAGGCAGAATCTCATTGGCAATGGTGACACTCAACCCCTTGAACATCGTTTCCAGGCGTTGTAGGTTCTTATCCAATTCTTTGGCGGCCTTGACTGTGTCATTATTCATGACGCCACCAAGTCTCGCAGCCTCATCACCCAAGCGCTTCATTTCTTCGCCATTCCTGGCGAGCAACGGAGCCAGCAGGGCTGAGTCAGAAGCCATTGCCTCCATATAGAAAATCATCTGGCTCTGAGAAACTCCTGCCTTTTGGAGGGAGTCGTAGAACGATTGCAACGCGTCAGGCCCGGAAAGGCGAGCGAACTGATCAGCTGTAACGCCAATTTTGGGCGCGATGTTTTCAAAGAAATCCTTCATCGGGCCGCCGCCCGTTGTCATGAAATCACCTACGCGATCCTGGACATCCTTAAATATGTCTGCCAGCTTCTCGTTTTCGATGCCGACCGTATTAGCCGCATATGCCATGCGTTGAAAGGTTTCCGCAGACGTATTGCTCAGCTCGGATAGTCGCGATACCTCCTTACCGGTACTAGCAACAGACTTTGCCCAGACCGTCGCAGCTGTGGCTGCCGCTGCACCGATAGCAAGGCCGACGGTCCCCATGGTCGCGCCAAGAGACAATGCATTTTTTTTCAGTGTCTCCAGGGAATTAACTGCTTTCTTGGTGTTTGTCTCGAAACTGCCCGTCTTCATGAGCAGATCGATAATAATACTTCCGGCTGCCATCGTTATTCCTTACCAAAATTAGCGGGCGGCGTCATGCCAAATGCTGCAAATGTATTCAGGTCCGCGTCTGTAACCTGCCGGGTCTGATCGTTTACAAGCATTTCGACATAATCTTCGTACTTCCCACCACCCATCTTCTGAGCAACGAGCGCGGCGGGTCTGTGGTACCTGTGGAGGTCATCGAATGGGCTTTGTTCATAGAAAGCCACCCACCGATTAAACTCTGCCGTTGACATGTATCGTTTCCACTCGGAAACCGATCGGCCCCCGAGCGCCAGGGCTATCACATGCCAGAACCACTCATCGCCCTTTATTCGTTTCCCTGGGACTTGTTGACCTCCATGATTGCGGCAAACAGCGCGTTCATGGGCTCAGCCTTCAGAAGCAACGCCTCTTCATAGGTAATTGCTGGCTCGCCGCCAGGCTCGCAAAGGCTGGCGGCAACGAGTTTTGCCAATGCGCCGGCCTGAACGTTGTCATCTGCTGACTGCTGCGCAATCCGAAACTTCTGATACTCCACAGCAGGAATCTCCTTGAAGTACAGAATATGCTTGCTGCCGTCGGCCAACTCCACTTCCTTTTCGTGAATTTCCTGAGAAACGAAGAATGTTTTATCCAGCATGATTAAGATTTCCAAGTCCAGGTTGTTTTGCCCGAGCGCTGAAGGGTAAGCGTGCCGGTGACGATCGTATTGGTCGCGATATCAATCGCCACATCCGCGACAGCCGCAGTAAATCTAGCTGAAGTACGATCGGTCGGTGGCACCATGACATCATCGGTGCCAAGCGTGGGAGCAGCAATGCCGTCGGAAAATCCCACAGTCCATTCGAGATTTTCTCCAAGCGCCTTGAGGTCAAACAGAATTTGATGCGATACCTGGCGTGGGTCGAAATTAAACGGAATTGCCATTTGCGCCGGCACTGCCAGGCCCAACAGGTATGTTTCCTCTTCGGTCTCGTCGAGACACGTTGTAGGAATGTTGCTGCGAGCACCTGCGCCCACCCCCGGGATTCCCGTCGGGCATACCAGCTTAATAATTGCCCGCGTTGCCGGAACAGTGATGCTGTCGACGAAGTAAAGGCCGGAACCTTGAGTCTTAATTGCCATTTGGACGCTCCAAAGTAAAAAGCGCCCCGGAGGACGCATTAAAAAAACCACCCCGCAGGTGGCTATCTATTTGTAATAAAATCCGCTTCAATCGAGATTCGGAACAACTTGGTGTCCGCCTCACGCATTTGAATAATTAACCTATTTGCTATTCCAGCGTCATCCAGCGCTTCCCGTACTGCCCTGGCTAGCCCACGAACAGTGGACCGCTCGCTGTCGTCAGGGCCAGCATATATGTCGATCTGCACGCTATCAAAATCACCGCACGGTGCACCAGATACTTGCTCATATGGAGCATCTGCCACATTCCGGAAAGTCATATAAGGTTTAGTAACGTCTTGAGGCGCGCTGCCGAAGTCATATATTCTGGGGTCTAAGGCCCCGACGTAACTTTGAATTCCTGGGACGTTCAATACTGGGAACACTGAAGGCAACATTATTTGCCCTCCGACAAGTATTTCTGTGCCGCCTTATCCACTCTCTTTTTCAAGTCGTCTGTGATCGTTGCGATGGATGTAGAAGCGGTTGCCACAAACGCAGGTCGGACCCACGGCTGTTCTGGCTGATGGCTGGAGCCATACTCCATCAACTGTGCTGTCTGACGCGTTGTGGCTGCCTTTTTCTGTCCTTCCTTCTTGGGATAGGATTTTCTCCGCACTGTCAAGACTAACTTATGTCCATTGTTGGTGCGACCACGCTTGATCTGTAAATTCTTCATAAGCAAGCCAGTGGATTCACTGCCGTTCTTATCGATAGATGCCTGGAGCATAACTTTCTGTTTAGCCTGGATCAACCGTGCGCCCTTACGCATCGACAAATTGACCATACCCCCTTGACTGCTGGACGCCACATCTCGCGGAAGCTTATTGAGAGTGTTAAGAACATTATCAATACCCTTGATATCAATGTCAGCCATTATTCACCCCTTGGGAGACGGGCATCGTCAGATATTCCAGTCCTGACTTATTGTCAGGCTGAATACCATGCAGGTTATAAATCTTTCCCCGAAAGACGATCCGGTCAGAGGCCCTAATATCCTCGCGGTACCGAACAGTTATCCTGGCTGTAACTTCACTTTGGGTTGCTCCCGCCTGCAAAAATTCTCGCGAAGAAAGCGGTGTGACATTCGCGTACAAGACGGCCATATCCTTCCATTCTCCAGACCGATCCCCAGTTTCAGGGTCAAGCGTTCCTGCGGCTCGGTCATATCGTTGCAAAACCACGCGGTGAATCAGCTTATGTGCGAGCGCCATTAGATGCCCAACTTTTCGCGATAAGGAAAAAGAATGGACTCAGCACGTTCTCGCCGAATCCGGAATTCGTCTGGCGTCAGGGTATCGTGCGCACACTCGACCAACAATGCGATCGCCGGCACAATTTCTGATTCATCAGGCAACTGATCCGCGTCAATGAACTGCAGGGCTTCCGCTTCAGCCGCAGCAATCAGTACGCCCAATTGCTCATCATCAAGCGCAGACGAATCATCAATGCGCAACATGAATTTGATCGTTGCGATATCTGTTGCCATGTCATAGACCCTTTGTAACCGGATCGGACTGTAGCAGCCCGATCCGAACTGCTCAATTACTCGCCAGCGCCATCATCAACAGGCAGACCGGTGAAGTTACCCTTCACAAACGCTTCTGGCCGGTACACAGTCAGACCAACGCGCTCTTCGCACAGGATCGTCACCATGTTTTTAACCAGGTTGTCCCGGTCCTCTGTCGAAACAACGACCGTGACATCTTCCCGATCCCAACCCTGGGCACCTTGTGCAAAAGCGCCCACCAGGAACTCATTTGCATCCAAGGCTTTTGTTGGCACCACAGGACGACCCCACAGGCCAGGAACAGCCAGACCGCGCGGCGTCGTGAACAGATACTGGTTGTCCGTCGTCTTGGTCAGCTCAATCTGGGCCCAGTCAATCGGGCTCAGCACAATACCGTCGGCGTCGTATTCGGCAAGAGCGGCCTGCAGCATGGCAATACGCAGACGGTCAATGGCTGTTTCATTCTGGACCGTCACACCGGGATTGGCATATGTCGAAGCCTGGGTGAAAATGCCGTTCAGATTCAGGCCGGTACCATCACCCTTAAGCAGCTGCACCTCTTCTTTCAGCTTCAAGCCATAGCGCAGACGACCGTCAATGTAGCTCATCAGCATGGGCACATCGGACAGCACCTGTTTTGAAGCAACGATGTGGTGAGCAATTGTGGCCACCGGCGCAGACCGCAGTGTGAACGTGATATCAGACAACGGCTTCACGGTGCTGGGGTTTTCAGCGACGGGCGCCGCATTGTTGGTGAAACCCGTCTCTACCGCATATTCGATGCTGTTTGATGTGGTGCGTCCCCAGTTCAAGAGATCACGCAGGAACAGTCGCTGACGGGTTGGCTGGATCAATCCAACGCGATCAGGTTCGATCAGCTCGCCTGCGGACGACCCGAGGCTTGTAATGGCAGCCTGCACTGTGTGAGAAAAACTGGCTTTGGCACCGCTGGCGCCGCGGCGGGCGAAATCGTCGTAACCCTCGGCTGCAACAAACATGGCGCCCATCGATTCTGGCGGCGCAGTACGGCCGCCACCTGAATCCAGTGCAACAATGGTTTGTTCAGCGGCCTGCAGGCGTGCCTGCAGCTCGCCCTGGGTTACCAACAATTTATCCACTGATTCTTTCGTTTCAGCAGACAGCGCCTGGTGCTGCTTGATCTGCGCATGCGCAGTTTCGGCGTGTTCCTTCAGCTCACCACCGACTTTCTCCAGAGCAGCCTGGATGTCCTTATACTCTTGACCGATATTACTCATTTCAAAACTCCTAATAGATTATTGGCTAGTTGTGCAGCGATACCCGGTGACGGGTCATTGACGGCAGCGTCACGCGTGCCGTGTCCGGTAGCGCCAGGCGTACCGCTGCCAGCGGCATCACGCGCGCTGGACTTAATTTCATCGAATAGTTTTTTGCGTTCAGTGCGAGGCATGCCGCTTCTGGCCATGGCCCGATCAAATTTGCGGGCAGCAAAAGCAAGGTTTTGTGCGGATCCGCCCTCATGCACAGCGTCACGAGACAGCAGCACATCGGCAAATCCCTGGTCAATGGCGTCCTGACCACCGATCCAAGACTCAGCATCCAGAAGCGCTTCCAGCTTTTTTTCATCCAAGCCGGTGCGCTCCTGGTAAATGCCCGCCATGGCCCGGTCAAAGGGTTCCATCCAGTCGGCGATTTCACGCAGGGCATGCCGATTGCCGGCGGCAAGCACCCAACAGTTATGGATCATGACGAAACCGGCGCGGGAGATTTGCACTTCGTCGCCGGCCATTGCGATGATGGAAGCCGCCGATGCAGCCAGCCCCAAAATCTTGACGGTGATCTTTCCCTTGTGTTCTCGCAGGGTGTTGTAAATAGCCAGCCCTTCGAACATATCGCCGCCAGGACTGTTGATATTGACAGTCACATCTTTATCGCCGATATAGCGAAGCGCGGCCGCAATTCGCTTCGCAGTCACGCCCTCGCCAGTCCAGTAGTCCTCCCCAATAACGTCCAATACGCTGATCGTGGTGTTGCTGTCAGAGTCCGCTGCTTGGATGCCCGGATTCCACTTTTCCAACGCCAAAGGGGAAAGATCGTAATTGACTTTATTTCGTAAAGTCTGAATGTCACTGGTTTTCATTGGTAGCCTTTATTTGTCCGATGCTGTCAAGGGTTGTCATAGCGGCTTGCACGGTCAGCACATCTGCATTACCGCCTTTGGCAGGCAGGTTTTCTTCGCGCCGCACATCATCGCGAGTCTTAATGCCGTTATTCACCTGGATTGCCTGGTATTCAGCGCGAGTCTTACTGTCGGCACGCAGAAGCCCTTCAATCGAAAATTCCGCGTAAAAGCGCTGTTGATCCACGGGAGAGAACAAGTCTTTATTGATGGCCTGCTCAATACGTGTGAGCCAGGGGCGTAGTGTGAAAGTTAGAAACCCGATCATCTGCTGCTCAATACCGGCGCCCCAGCTAGTGCTGTTGGACGTATGGCCCACCATGTGCGGGGGGACGCGGAACCACCGGCAAATTTCTTCCACAGAGAAGCCCCGAGACTCCAGCAGTTGCGCGTCTTTCGGAGGAATACCTATTGTTTTCGCATCCATGCCCGCCTCAAGCAATGGAGACTCGCCGGCATTTAATGCGCCGGAGATTTTTTTCATGCTTTCCCGAAATTTGTTGCGCTGGTCCTCTTTTATGACTCGGTCCATCGTGAATGCCACGGTCGGCGCCAAACCCTTTTCAAACGTGCTATTGGCCGCCTCCGCAGCGGCCAAGGCAGAACCAAACACTTTGGCACCGTATTCAATGACCGAGACCCCCCATTTGCCGTCCAGCGTGAATCCAGGAATGCGAAAGATCCGATCCTCTGGTATTTCTCGCTGCTTGCCGTTCTCCGTGTAGAGATACCGCAACTTCCCATTTGCTCCGCGATTGATCGTCAGCCTGGCAGGGACAAGGAAATCCAGCGCGACCAGGCGGTTACCGATATACTTTTTCTCGGACAACCCGTTGCCACGCAGCAGCATGGCCACAATTTTGGCTTCCCAGAAGACCGAGGCGGTCGTGTCTTTATTGGGCTGAGCATGAAGGATCGAATAAATGGGATGTTGGGTCGCGATAACGCGACTATCCGAGCGCTTTTCATACACTTTCAACGGCAAGGTTGAAATGGTTTCAGCAATGATTCGAGCGCAAGCCCACACGGTGGACAGCTGCATAACCGATTTCTGATTCACAGTCTGGCCAGCCGAGGTCGTACCAAACTGACTCCAGAAAGCAGTGTCTGTCAAAGCGATAGGCACACCCAGCCATTCCAGAAGCGCCGTTTTTACGCGGCCTGGTTTCTTGCGTTCTGTTCTGGTCATAGGTCTATACGATAATTGGGTCGTTAATAAAAGAGCTGATGTCTTCCAGGTACTCGCTGCCCGACGCAATCCCACAGGCCATGATGGAAGCAACAATGCCATCCACCCGTCCCGTGGCTTTATCTTTGGCCACTTTCCGGTTACCTGCAGGATCCTTCGTGACAACAGCATTGGCAGCGCACCAGGTCATGACCGGATTGCCGTCGTGCCGGATCTGGCGATCGAGCAGCAAGGCTTCGAACGTATCCAGAGCCGGGCTCATTTCCTTGAAGCCCTGACCGAATGGCTTCAACTCCGGAAGACTGATCCCTTCGTTTTCTGCCAGCATTTTCAAATCCTCGATCCGCCAGCGGTCATACGCCACACCCAGCAGATTCACATATTCTGAAATCTGCGTCAGGCGCTTCAACACGGCCAATTTGTTGATAGCGCGCCCGTCCTGTGTTTCCAGGTATTCCATATCGCGCCAATTCAAGTACGGCACCCGATCCTGATCTGCCTTCGTGTGCAGGTCATAACCCGGTAGCCAAAAGTACGGCTTCAGGCGCCAGTACGGATCGTCCTCGGTCGGCATAAACAGCAATGCCAGACAGGTCAAATCGGTCGTGGACGATAAATCAAGACCCCCATAACAATCCCGTCCGTAATACGGCTCCAGCCCAACGAGGCTGTCATCCTGACAATCCATCCAGGTCTCACCCGAGATCCAGGGAGACGCCGCTTCAGTCCAGATGCAGAAGTTGATTCGTTTCACGGCCGCTTGCTTGGAAGGCATGCCACGCGCCTGTGTGACCTGTTCCCGAAGGTATTTCACGCCGGGCAGCCCCGCATCCAGACTGGGGTTGGATTTCGGCCAGCATGATTCATCCCTGAACGGGTCATCACCTTCATCGTGACCGCAGATGAAGGCGAAGAACGAATCATCATCCTTAAGGCCCGAGCACACCTGTGAGCCGTATTGGTGATAGTCCCATCCCACACTTACCTTGTCGCTACCGCTGTTCGTGATCATGAAAATCAGCGCCTGTAGCCGGCTTTTGGTGCCGGCGCGAAGCATTTCCACAGCGGAAGCATCGCGGTGCTCATGAATCTCATCCAGCAGGCCGACGTGCGGGCGTTCTCCAGAACGCGCCTTGTCCGAACTCAACGTGCGAAAGTACGAACCGCTTTCAACATGAGCAAGGTTCCACTCCCGGCCCGGTGCGCCAGATGTTTCAATCCGATCTGTCAGCAGCGGCGATTGATTTACCATTGCCACCGCATCTCGAAACAGCACCATCGCCTGTTTGCGGTTCGCAGCAGCCGAGTAAATCTCTGCTCGCGGCTCACTATCGGAGGTCATGCAATACAAACCGACGCCCGCCGCCAGCGGGGATTTACCAGACCCCTTGCCGGTTTCGATGTACGCCACCCGGAACCGCCGATAGCCGTCCGACCCCTTCCATCCGAACAGACTGCCAAGTACAAATGCTTGCCAGCCGAGAACCTCGAATGGTTTACCCTCATATTGACCACCATTCAGGCAAAGAACCTCTTCGAAGTACCCTAGGACATGCGCCTGCGCCTCCAGGTCCCAGTACAAGCCGCGCGCAGGACCGTCTACCAAATCCTTCAAGTGTCTGCGACAGGCTGCCCGCACGTCCGGGCCGGCGACGATCTCCCCGGCTACGACCGCCTGCGCATACGCCGTGGCACGGTCAGAAGTATTTATTTGCGACTTGCTGCTGCTCATTTTCAAACAACTGGCCCTGCTGCTGCGACGCCTTTGGTTTTGAGCGCGCAGCGGGGTTCATGCCAAAGGAGTTCCCGGCAGAACGCATCATTTCGATGGCCTGTTTCTCCAAGGTTTTCCAGGCGCTGATCTGCTGAAAGCCATTCTTTGTGATGAGCACGTGGCCGGTGCTGTGCCGCGCTTCCTCTTCAACAATTTTCTGGCGGTAGCGAACCACGTCGCTATAGGCCTGGCAATACACCGCCAATTCGTCCCGATCCAGGCGCCCCAGCAATCCCAGGGAATGCAGGTCCCCGGAAATTTCTTCCCATCGTTGCCGGGCCACTTCGTCCAAATGACCCGGACATTGCGGCAGCGTTGCTACGTCGCTCCAGGGCACTTCGCCCGACAGGAGATCATTGAAATTTTTTTTCGAAGGGTTCCCACGCAACAGGTGGATAGCCGCCGGCACTGGCCGGCGACCAGATGATGAGTTTCCGGCCATTATTTTTCCTTAAAGTGTCTTATACCCCCCACCCCATATTTCCCGCTGATGCAAGAAGCGATGGGCGGCTGGTCTAGAAGCGGCAGGTCTTGAACTTTTGACCCACCCCTCCCCTCTATAAAATCGTGTCAATGAGAACGTTTCTCATTTGTTCTGTCGCGATTCCACATTCCAATGGTGTCGCGCATCAACCGGCACGCCCGTGAGGTCACATCCCCTCACGGTGCCAGTGCTTTCTTCCTGCTGTTTGATGGAGTTGTGGCATGTGTCGCAAAGTGACTGCCAGTTCGTTTTGTCCCAGAACAACGCCATGTCGCCTCGGTGCGGAATCTTGTGGTCGACGACTGTCGCCGGTGAGACCCTTCCAATCTGCTTGCAGTAGACACACAGTGGATGAAGTTTCAGATAACCCGCTCTGGCTTGCTGCCATTTGTATCCATAGCCGCGTTGCGTGCTGGACTTGTCTTCACGCCAGCTCATAGCATCGGGATATCGCGATCAGTTCCAAACGGCGAAGCGTCCAAGGAGAAGTCTTCTGGCAACTGCACCTCTGTGTCCTCGTCATCCAGCAGCATCGCCAGAATTAAATCCAGCTTCGCCTCAATGCGTTCAATAGGATCATTGCTGTCGATCATTTCGAACCCCCAATAAAATGGCCCGGATCACTCCAAATGATCCGGGCCTGTCCCTACTACACATCCAGTGCTGTCGCAACAACCGCCTGAACGTATCACATATTACCCATGTCGGTATAAGTTGCAAAATTGTTTTTAATCCAACACCACAATTTCTTTTCCAATCTCTCTCACCACAAACCGCCTGCCAGCAAGGTAATCATCAAGCCGTAGGTCAGCCTGGCACAGCCGACGATGAATTGTTGCTCGTGTGACTCGAAGGCGATGTGTCACCATCATCAGACCGCCTTCCCATGTGTACACCGCAACTACTGTTTTCTTTAATTCAGGCGGCAACGACGCGATCGCCAAGTCCATCTCCATGCAAGCCTGATCCTGATCTGCCGTGTAATCCACAAAAGCACGCGGCGTTTCGTTGCCTTCCGATTCGAAATCAATACCACGATAGCCAGAGCCGCCCACGCGCCATTCTGCCCATTCAATTAACCGACCATCAATGTAATTAATTCTCTGCATATTCCCCTCGCCTTACCAGATAATTTTCAAGACAACGTTGGACGTTTAAATAATTATTTAATATCAATAACTTATATATCACCCTAACCTACCTGACATGGATGTACATACGCGTGTGCGTGCGCACGGGCAGGCGGGCGCCCGCACGCGCCCACGCATGCACGTGATGGGGCTGGTTGGAAAGGTCGGACGGTAGGACAGGTCATTGATTTATATAGTGTTTTCATTGTCTAACCTCGTAATAGTGACTGGAAGGACGATCCGTTTAGTAGGCGCGTAAATATCCCTGACCAGCATGTAAAGCCAGTCAGGCGTGCAAGTGAATAGAGCGAGAATGAATGCTGGCGCTAAGTCATGGCACATGCCCTTTGTGGTTTATTGCCGCTTCCTGCGTGTCCGGCCGCTGATAGTAATAGCCTCTAGTGCCCGCAGAAGAGCGCTTTTTTCTCCAACCCAGCTTATGCATGATAGCGCCGACCTTCGTCTCAGACTGCCGTGTGGGATTGATCCTGGCCGCTTCAAAGCCCAGGCAATCCATCAGAATCTGACTTGTTGTAAACGTCCGGGTTGATTTATTAATCGGCGCGTCCAGCCAGTTCTGAATGATCTGCTGCCATGAATCGACAATCTCGCGCATCTCCTGCTCAGGCACAATCAGTGTTTCTTCTTCCTCTCTTGTCGGGTAGATTCGTTCGCCAGCTCGCACCTCATGCAAGGCTTGCGCGAAGAGCTGATCTCTTACGGTCCGCAGGCCGGCAAGGTCAATTCTGGAACAGCGCACAGACCAGAAGCGCCGGTTCCCCGTCGTGTCCTTATGGTATTCATAATTGTTCGTTGTGCCAGCAAACACCGTATGCCTGGGCTGATCGATCATGCGTTTCTCGTAAGGCAACCGGTACCGGTCAATCGGCTGCGTAATGAACGCCTTGATCCTTGTGGCCTCAGAGCGATTAAACGCATCGAGCTCAGCGATCTCGTAGAACCAAACCCCATTGATGGTCTGATAGACGTCCTTGCTATTAAGGTCCAACGGCGCGTCAGAGAAGAAGTCGCCACCCAGTGCGCGCAAAGCACTGGATTTCTGAATGCCCTGCAGGCCTTCGAGAATAAGCACATAGTCGGCCTTGCTACCCGGATTCATAGCGCGGCTGACCGCCTGTCGCAGCCACAGCGGCCCAATTAGGCGAACATAGTCACTATCAGGCACGCCGAGCAGATCGGTCAGCCAGACCGTGTTTCGATCAACATGATCCCATTTCAACGCGTTCAGATAGTCTTGCAGTGGATGAAATTTATTTCGGTGCGCAACCAGCTGCACGCCATGCCCAACATTGGCCAGAGATTTAAACACCATGGGTCCCTGACGCGCCAAGAAATCACTCAACTCCAAATCGTCGTTATCTGTCCACTCTCCGGGCTTGTCATTCCACGGCACTGGCTTAACGCGCATGACGCGTGCGGTGAACGCGTTGAAGGCCAGGCGACCCTTCAATTTAGGATGGTGCTCAAGACATGCAGCGACGTTTTCACGGCAATCTTCCAACTTCCCGCGATCATCCCGCAGCAGCCGATCATATAACGTCGTGGCGCCAGCCCGCGAAGGGGTCTCCTCCCCTTTCTCAGCTACCGCAGGAGCGGAATCTTTCGCGTCCGATACAGCAAAGGAGTCGGGTGAAACGATCCTGCCCCTCATCCAAGCCAGCAGCGCTGCCTGATCCATGCCTTGCGCAATGGCGTCGAAAATATCCCATCCGTCAGAAATAACGCCAGGTTTGTCGATTTGAATGATATTGACAGTGCATGAATGCGCTTGAAGGAGGGACGCGATCTTCAAAGCAGCCTTCAGTCCAGGTTGATCGTGATACTCCAGGTACGCCGTTTTAGCCTTGTTCATGATCGAATCGGTATCAGGCCAAATTAACACTTCCCGTTGGGCGAGAACTGACCAATCCGCTTTATGTACGGCATTGCTGCCGCCCGACCAGGTAATCACATCGTATAAATCCGCCAATGCAGTTCGGGCTGCATCCGCGCATTTCTCACCCTCCACGATCAATATCGGCTTTGCATCGCCCAGATACGCAAGGCCATACAGCGGACGTGGTTCAGAAAAATGCATCCACCGCCATTCGTACCGATCCCCTTTGGCATTGGTGTTCTTCGCATAGACCAGCGGCGCAATTTCTTTTCCGCCATCTGATGTTGTAAATCTGCACACATATCCGAGAATTCGGGCTTGCTGATCCTTATAAGTCCATAGCGCATCAGGCAGCCCTCGAAACGGATGCGCACGGGGCGGCGTGGAGGCACTGTCGGGCACTGGTAATACTGGCACCCAAGACGTTCGGGGCTTAGCGTCGGTCTTCGCGACCGAATTGGGCGTTCTCCGAGGAGCGTCATCGGGCTCAGGAGGTATCCCTAACCGCTCCGCAAGCTCGCGCAAGGCTTTGATCTTATCGCCTGGAGTATATTTTGCGGCATACAGATCAATCAGATCCGCCCCGCTCTCACCGGTTGCGAAATCGGACCAGACACCCTTTACAAGGTTTACGCTTAGCGATCCGCCGGGATCACCATCCAGATTTCCACACTTCCATTCAGGACCCGATCTGACGCCGCCGGGTAACCATTGGGGAACCAGGCGCTCCGCATCCGCTAAGGCAGCTTTAGCGACTTTTGAAAAAGAATATTTGACCATGTGAACCGTTTCAGAAGGGAAAGGACATTCGAACCGCTGGCGACAACGTCAGCCGCCGCACCGTTGCGTAAACAGCTACCGGCTTATTGACTCCTGGCAAGCGTTCGCGGCGCACCACCCTGATCAGCCCACGACTCTCTAAGCGGCTGCAGGTGTATTTGGCAGTATCAAGAGAGAGCAGAAGCAAGTCTGCAATTTGACGCACTGTGAGCATTCCCTTTTCGGATAAAAGCTCCAGCACTGATTCTGCAATGGGCCCCGCGGGGCGTCCAGGCAATTTCTCCTGCATTACTGACCTCCTGCGCAGGCCCCGGCCATGTTATTGCGCTCGCACCAGCAGTTGGCACCGATTTGCGCGCCGTATTTAAGCCAATTCAAATATCTGGGATCAACTAATACCATCCCGCAGGCCGATATCAGCTGGTTAATATCGCGCAACTGGATACCCTGTTGGCCGGACAGGACACGGGAACTACTGCTGCTAGGGTCTTTCCAGCCAACAGCAGAAGCGACTTCGTCACGCGTGGCGGGGTTGCCCAGGTGACTTCGAATTATTTGTTCAACCGATTTGGTTTGATACATGGGCTGAACTGGAGCATGTTGTAGGGACATATGCAACCTCATTCAAAATTCTCTGCGTGCGGTTGAACGTGCATCCGCGCAGAATGGAGTTAATGAAATTTCCTTGGAGTGAAAATGATGAAAACCCTTACTGCCGATAAGACAGAAGAGCTGATGGAGCTGGCCGCATGCATGGCACATGAGACCTTCGAAAAACCGGTACCGGAACACACGACCGGCATATACGAGCGCCTGGTGTTCGGGTACTGGCATGCAGAGTGCCCGAGTCGGGCCGCCACATTGCATTAGGGCGGCCGGTTTACCTATAGAATTGAAGATCCGACCCAACAACCCTTTCTTAAGGAAACCGACCATGGAAAATGGAAATTCGTTTGAAAAAATAGAAATACGGCTTAACGCGTTGCAGAAGGCGCTTGAAGTGACGATTGCAACAATTGAAAAAAATGAGACAGGTATCGGATTATTAGCCGCACTGAAGGCGAAAAAAGACGAACTCATCAATTTGGACGGCCCATATGATGAGGTTGGACATTGCTTTGATGTACTTTTCAAGAATGCCCAGGCATTAGCACAGGAAGATTGAACGCTCATCTGTTAACGAGCTCTTGAATTTTGGTATCCAACTGGCTGCACTCAACCGTCCGTCGGTTTATTCGGATCCGATGTTTTTCGATAGTTTCTTCAGCTCTATTCAACCGCACCACTGCCCGGCCTAACAGCCGGGCGCACACAAACAGGACCGAGCACATGATCAGGATCAGCAGGAACTGGACGGACAGGAGGATGTATATGAGGGACATGGGATTTCCTTAGGAGCGTTTATTTAGAAAATCGCTCAGCTTCGATAGTGTTGCAAGACCGGGATTCGGTATGTGTCCATTGGAGAATTTAGACAGCCAGGAATAGCTGACACCCGAATTCTTTGCAATATCCTGCCAATCGCCTTTCCGGGCAATTAACTGGTTCATTAACGAATGTCTGAAGTCTTGAATGTTCATAATCGAATAATAGCAAAACTTTGCTATTTAAACAAGCAACACTTTGCTAGAGTTATTCGGCATATTGGCGCCATGAATAAAAAACCGATCAACATCGTACTGGCTGAGAATTTGGCCCATTTCATGAGCCAAAGAAAATTAACCCAGAAAGGGTTGAGCGCATTATCGGACGTCGGTCAGACTACGATCAGCCTCTATTTGAATCCGGAACGGCGCCAAACCAGCAAATCAGGCAAAATGCCTTCCGCCAAATTAAGCGAAGTCGAAAGCTTAGCGCTCGCCTTGGAAGTGGATGTATGGGAATTGCTCCGGCCATTCACAGAGCAGGAACGGATCGCTTACAAGCATCTCGAAGCTGCATACAAAGCTATGTCTGATGGAAAACAGGAGGCCGACGATACAAAAAGCGGTAGCGAGGCAGCGTAAGAAAGGAAGGCACGTAGGGAATGTTATTTTTGATGTTTTCCCAAATTTTTGAGAACAAGTAACAGACTATGTAATATGTCTTCACTTATAACCAAGGGGTTTGACGATGAATGGCGCAGCTTTTAAAACGATAACGGCAGCGGCGTGCATATTCACAGCGCAATGGTCCTATGCCAGCGACATCCAATTAAAGGAGTTAACTAACGCAGCACAGCATTGGATATTTCTGACCGAGGCATGTCGTTTCACATATCCGGAACTGAACAAGCCAACCATATACCGCAAGATGGCATTGGATATTGTGCGAATTACAGGAAAACCCTATGCAAACGCTCAAGATTTAGCAGATAAGCAATTTGCATTTTACGAGGAAACATTACACGCTTTGGATCAAGAAAGATTACAAAAAATAAGACAAATTGACGATGGCTCCCAGGGGCATTTTATTTATTGCGAAACATCGGCCTTTGAAACCCAACAAAATTTCAGAAGCAAACTACGCAGCGCCTTTGAAAAGTAGAAGAATTGGTCTCCTCACCCGCCGCTAACGCGGTTTTTTTTGGTCACTTCCTAAAACTAGCAAAGTTTTGCTTGATTGACTAGCAATACTTTGCTATATTGTGAGCCATGCATTCGAAATACAGAATGCACTGTTCTTTAAAAACTGATTGAAATTAAGGTTTGGACGAATTTTTCGCTGATTTTTGTTGCGCCTTATCGGCAATTTTCTTCTGCCTGAGCAATTGCCTGATTTGAATTTCACATTCTGGATATTCGCCGATGATGTGCGCAAAGATCTTTTCCGCGCGCGTTAGGCGGCGTTCTTCGACAAGTAGATGGTCGCTTTTATAACCTAACATGGACAGCGAGTTAAGCCGAGCGCAGTGGGCGAGCAGTTGAATTTCATCGGTATCTTGATGCGTTATTTTTCTGTACTCAGTCCAGATTTCCTCATCGGACAGTTCGCTAAATCGGTCATAGATATTCTTGTAGGCTTGAAATTGAAACTTTGCAAACGATGCCTTCTGGCCAGGAGCGTAAACAAACTGATATGCGGTGAGAATCGCCATAATCAAGCCTATCGCGATCGACCAAATATTAAGCTGCGCAATGACTGCGCTGGAGAATAAGAGCAAAACAAAAGCAAATATTTTGTCTACTCTTCCATATAGTTTGTAGAGCGCCTTTTCGTAGCACATTGAATAAGCCAATGTAAATTTTTCTGTAGAAACGGCATCGTTTTGCATAGTATTTCCTTATTTATTCCCTCCTTTGTTCGGAGGAGGTGGAGGGGCTGGCATTTTCGGCGCGTGGTCTTTCTGCGAATAATTGGGTGGTGCTGGCTGCTTGATCGAATGGTTCGGTACCACGTTACCGCTGCTTTTGTTTTCGTTGCTCATATCTCACCTATTTTGTGATGGGTTGGTTTGGAAACTTGATCCTATCACGGAACGCGTCACCTGCGTAGTGGTGAGAAACCCGGGGCTGACCGGGACCTTCAAGAATCTTAATTTCAGTCAGTTTTTAAAGTCCGCCGAACAATTCCGGAAGGATGACTGACGAATGAATGCAATCCACTCCCTCGCTTTTTATCTGGCCGCCGGTATATTCACCTGGGCCTTCGTTGAAATTTCAGATCGAAGAAAGCTGAATAAGCCAGGACTCTCCTACAGCGAGTACCTGCGCCTGCAGGAAGAACGCATCCCCGTCTGGGGTTGGATCGGCGGCCTGGTCTTTTTCCTGATCCTGTTCGTCCTGGTCCCCTTCGTGGGGTTTGCGGCAGATCTGACATGAAACCCAGCATCGCTGACCTTCAAGAGGCCGCCCGTCGATCCAGATTGACGATCCCCCTTGAGGTCGCGATGCAATCCCCTGCCCTTGCCTATTGCTTAAACAAAACGGCGCTGATCATTGCGAAGCGCCGAACATCCACCCCGCCTAAGCCCGATTTCAAGAGACTGGCCGCCGGCGACATTGACTGAGAGAACCATGGAAACCATCCAAATCGAAGAAGTTCAGAACACCGACGTCCCTGCTACCCCTGGTATAGCTTTCGCCGGCGGGTTCTATTTCGGCCAAATCAACATCAACGGCGTCGCCCACGCACTGGTTGTATCTCCCAAAGAGGCCGGCGAGTTCGAAGGCGTCTGGGGCGAGTATGGCCAGGCGGTTGACGCTCGCAGTATGGTCGACGGCTTAACAAACACACTGGCCATGGCCGCAGCTGAATCAGAACTTGCTCAGCAGGCATTGGCTCTGACCATCAACGACAAATCAGACTGGTATATCCCTGCACGCGACGAGCTGGAGGTGCTGTATCGCAACCTGAAACCAACCGCCCGGCTCAATGGTTGCTGGTGGCGTGATGGCGAGAACATGAATGCCGTGCCGCCCACAGCTGCGTACACCAAAGACAATCCAGCCCAGACCGCCGCAACAGCCTTCCAAGATGACGGCGAGCAAGCAATGGCTGACGATTGCTATTGGACTTCGACGCAGGTCAGCGCCGACAGCGCTGCTATTCAGCTTTTCTACGATGGGTATCAGGGCTACTACGGCAAGGGTATTGAGTTCCGAGTCCGCGTTGTCCGCAGATTAAAAATTTTGTAATTCAGTCATTTCCAGCATCCAGTCCATAAAGGAATTCCAAACATGGCCCAAACCCCATTTGACGAAACCCTGCGCAAGATCCGTCGCGGCGTCCTGATCAACGAACTCACAGAGCAGCTGCAGGACATTGTGAAAGCGGTTGAAGACACCGGCAAAAGCGGCGAAATCGTCATCAAGCTGACCATAAAGAAATTTTCGCGCATGAATGCCATCGACATTACCGACAAGGTGACGGTCAAGGTGCCGCAGGATCAGCCAGAGTCCACGATGTTGTTTGCTACGGCAGAGGGCAACCTCGTCACCGAGGATCCGCGCCAACAGAAATTGCCACTGAGCGCGGTCAGTATTCCCGGCTCAGCGGATGTCATCGCCCTCAAAAAATAAGGAGCTTACCTTGAATCCAACCACAGATACACCCAACCTGGCCGAAACAGTCGCGCGTTTGACGCCAAAGCCTTTCACCCTCGTCACCGGGCAGCGTGGAACGCTGTTTGCCGTCCCGGATGGATATTCCATCGACACCGATGCGAAACTGGAAAAGCTCGAACCCGCACCGTACCGCAAAACCGGTTGTTTAAAGTTTTCGACGGCAGAATCATTTGCCGAATATGTCAACGCGCATAAAACGCCGGAGACGCGACTGTATGCAATGGTTAATCACGAAAGCACAACATGTCCGCTGCGTATTGTTGCCATTTTCAACGAACACCAGCCCATCGCCCAGAGCACCGATAGCATTGCTGGCTGGCGTGACTTCCGAGCCGAATTCATTCCCGCTTCATCCTATGAGTGGCGTACCTGGAATAAAAAGAACAAAGAGGGATTCAGTCAATTTGACTTTGCTGTCTTTCTTGAGGACAACAATAAAGACATCCATAAACCCGACGATGCAGCGAGCTGGCCATCCGGGATTGACATGCTGTCCATGGCTCGGGAGCTGGAAATCAACTCTGACAAAAGCTTCAAGTCGGCGGTTCGTACGCAATCGGGCGGCATGGCCCTCACCTTCGTCGATAACGACGATGCGGCCACAGCAGAGCGCATGGATGCCTTCAATAAGTTTGCCATTGGCATTCCCGTTTTCTGGCAGGACCAAGGCTATGTGATCACTGCCCGCCTACGCTACCGTCAGAAAGCAGGCGCACTAATGTTTTTCTACGAACTGGTCCGCCCTGATCTGACTGTGGATGATGCTGTCACCAAACTGCTTGCCAAAGTGGAAGAACAGGTATCCATAAAAACGCTGTTCGTCCAGAACGGGACCGAGGTTTAAGGATCGGCCATGAGAAAACGGTGCCCACGCAAACCTCGTGCAATCAGGATACCCGTTACGGGCTTGCGCGGCACCGTGGCCCTTGATGCGCGCCTTGCCTATGAAGTGATCAAGGCCACGCCCGATATCTACGCTTTCAATCGCTTGGTGGACTCTTTCAACATGATGTCCGTCGCCATGCTCAATGACAAGCGCTTCGAACTCGAACTGAACATCTATGGCGGCGCAACCCGCGCCCTGGACGAAGCCCGGACGTTGATCGCTGCCGGCGTCCAACTGCCCGCGCGGCTCCTGGAACCTATCCGCATTGGCGTGAATGTGATTGACGAAGTGTTGCCCCGCCTGGACCTGGCTTATCTCGCCAATTCTGAATTGACTGCGGTCAATACAGTTAAAGACATGATGAGGAACTGAAATGGATAACCCAGCAAATCTGATCCCGCGCCACGGGCTCGGTCTGAGCCAAGCAGAGGATGCCATGAAGGAAGATGCCGATCTGATTCCCCAAAAACGTATCACCGGTGACCTGGCGTACGGGGTTCCGATGTTGAAAATCGGTGACCTCTCACAATCTATTCCAGAAACGCAAGTAGGAGCACTGACTAACAAACGCTCTTTGCGATTAATCCTTGATCAAAAATCGGACGGCACCTTCGCATACAAGGTCCAAGACAATCATACGTGGCTGGTGCTCTATGGCGGAGAGAGGAATCAAGAGCACCTAGTTTGGTTGGCAATCCCGCCCGGAGATCGTGGGTTTATCGACCAAGTTCATTTGTACAGCGAGGGAAAACTGAAATGAAAATTGCCCTGTACACCCTGCTGGCTTTCGCAGCATGCATTCTTTTAGCGCTTTGGAGCCGGCAGGCGGTGCTCTATCTTGCCGCCGTCGTGGCATTTGTCGCATTAATAATGTACGGGTTGAGCGGCCGCGAATATGAGGGGTACCTATGATTCCCGTCCAAACAATCGAGCAGTTGGTGCTCAGTCATATTCGCCACCAATTGCCGCGCCATGAGCTTGACACGCAGATCAAAGACCGCAAGCGCCTCAATCACCTTCTGGACGATATTGGTCACGATTGCGGCGTCGTTATCTATGGCCCTATTAATACAGGCGAGGACATAGTGCGGTTCATCCGGGAGCGTCGGAGATGAATAACTACGCGCCTTTGCTCTGGTTAGCATGCGTGCTGGCATCTGCCGCACTCATTCCTCTATTCGAGCTAATTGCTCGTTTCTGCGCCGACCGGCTGTCGGCATTTCCATGTAGGAGATTCTATGTGCGACGGAGCGGATTGCCCCGAGAACGACATGTTCATGCCAAAACGTAAACGGTAATTGAACACAACGCCTGCATAGCTGGGATATAAGCATCACCCAGGCTCAGGACCCGCGCTGGCCGGTTGCCAGCACCTTGATTGCAGTCGCTTTTCGCCCGGCGTTATTCACCGGGTAACGTTAAAAGTAAGTCCGGCTTTTCCACAGTGCAACGAATTAAAACGGAAGGCGACTGCAATGAAGGTCAGTAGCAACTTTTTCCCCTGCAGCAACGAACATTGAGAGAACCATGGAAACCATTCAAATCGAAGAAGTACGCAAAGCAGAAGTCCCTGCTACCCCTGGCACAGCTTTCGCCGGCGGGTTCTATTTCGGCCAGATCAATATTGACGGCCAGCTGTATGCGCTGGTCGTCGCCCCGAAAGAGTCAGGCCAGTTTATCGGCAAATGGAGCGAGCATTACGACAAAATTGAAAGCGCAAATAGCGTGTCCGATGGCTTCAAGAACACCCTGGCCATGGCGGACGCCGGATCAGACATTGCAAAGCGTGCACTGGGCTTAACAATCAACGGGCAAGTGCCCTGGTACATCCCCGCTCGTGACGAGCTGGAGCAAGTCTACCGTCACCTGAAGCCCACCACCCGGGAGAACTATTGCTCATGGCGCGATGGCGAGAACGCGAATGCCGTGCCGGCAACCGATGTCTACAGGGAAGATCTGCCCGAACAGACTGCTGCGACTGAGTTCCAAGAAGAAGGAGCCGAAGCCATGGACGCTGGCTGGCATTGGTCATCCACGCAGGTCAGCGCCACCGGCGCTGCTATTCAGTTTTTCAACGATGGGAGTCAGAACGGCAACGGCAAGGATATTGAGTTCCGAGTCCGCGTTGTCCGCAGATTAAAAATTTTGTAATTCAGTCATTTTCAACGTCGCGCATTCATAGGAATACCAAAATGAGCCAAACAGTCACACTCGCCCTGGAAAACGCCAAGGTTGATATCCCGCTGCGATCACTGCTTGAGCAGATCGGCAGCACAATTAAGGTAACGATGCATGTGGATTCGGGCACTCCGCCCGTCCCCAAAATAGGCGAATACTGGCACGGCCAGGGTGGCATTTGTGCCGGCATCATGCGTGGCCATGGCGGCAAACCTGATTACCACCTGATCCTTGCTGTCGATTCCAGCGCCAAATTTGACGATATTAAATGGGGCGGTTATGGCACGAAGATCGACGGCGCAGACGATCAATGGGATGGTCAGGCCAATACACAGGCCATCTTACGCGCAAATGGCACTTTCCCTGCCGCTGAGCTGGCGACAACGGTGCGTTGCGATGGCCATACAGATTTTTACTTGCCGTCCAAGCGCGAATCCGCATTGCTGTATGCCAACCTTCCAGATCAGTTCGAAAGCGGCTGGCACTGGACTTCCACGCAGGTCAGCGCCTACAGCGCTGCTATTCAGAATTTCCTCAATGGGAGTCAGAGCAACTACGTCAAGGATGATGAGTTCCGAGTCCGCGTTGTCCGCAGATTAACCATTTAGTCCTTTATCTATTATGGCACTCCACACTGAACTTCCGATACATAAGGAGGCATACAACCTCCTGGACACCCTGCTGCAGTTGGCAAAACACCTGCCACGCGACATGAAGGTACTAATTGGCACCAAATGGCGCGACGAAGGCATGTATGTCCTTGAAATGGTCTTCAAGGCCAACGGCAGCATGGACAAAATCAGATTACAGATTGAATCGCTGCAGGGTCGACTGGATGAGTTTATGCAGACAGAACTGGAGGAAATATGAAGGAACGCCCGATACTCTTTTCGGCGCCTATGGTAAGAGCTTTGCTGGCCGGCAACAAAACGCAAACACGTCGGATCCTCAAAAGCCAGGGATCTGCGACAAAAGCGACGCTCGGGTTGGCGAATTGCCATCTTGGCCAGCCTGGCGACCGCCTTTGGGTACGAGAGACGTTCGCTCATATCTATCGTGGGAATGACAAGCCAGAAAGCAGACGTTCTGATGACGTCGCTTACAAAGCAGACGGATTCTCAGTTGACCCATACGTGTATGGGCCATGGAAACCAAGCATCCATATACCGCGCTGGGCCAGCCGCATCAATCTGGTAATCAAATCGGTGCGCGTCGAGCGCCTCCAGGATATCAGCGAGGCCGATGCACTCGCCGAGGGCATCACCTACGGCCAGTTGCCTGATAATCCGCATGACCAGCAGCGAGCCCGAACCTGGTATCGAGGCCTCTGGGAGCAGATTAATGGCGCCGGATCCTGGGAGGCGAACCCATTCGTCTGGGTGATTGAGTTTGAAAGGATTGAGAAATGACCGACGCCATACGCCGAATGCTGGCAATCACTAAGAAAGAATGGAACCTGCCTTGAGCGATCTTTTTGTTGGAGCAATGAAATGAATATCCTAACCCTATCAGACGATGAAATCGAGGAAATTACCCAGCGCAAACACCGATCTGCACAGGTGCGGGTACTTAATCAGCTTAAAATCCCCTGCGCGTTCAGGCCTGACCGATCTATTGTCGTATTGCGATCGGCAGTTATAAAAACCCTCGGAAACTCAATTCCATCCAGTACTGGCCGGCCAAAATTACGACTATGAGCAGACCACGAAAAAAAGACAAGCACTTACCCCCGTGTGTCCATGAGAAGCACGGCGCTTTCTACTATGTCAAAAAGGGCAAATGGAATCCAATTGGCAAAACCCTCGCCGAAGCGCTGGAGAATTATGCCAGACACGTCGATCAACCCCGCGGCGGCATGCCTGCTCTGATTGAAAAGGTCCTGACCTACATCAAGCCGTCCCTATCTGACAACACCTACGACCAGTATCGACAGGCAGCAACCCGACTGAATAAGATTCTCGCTGAGTTTGCCCCCGATCAGGTCATGACAAAGCATGTGGCGGAAATCAAAGTCAGCCTATCTGACACACCGGCAATGGCAAACCGGATCCTCAGTTTTTTGAAAGTTGTGTTTCAGCATGCCGTGGAGTGGCAGATGGTGGATTCAAACCCCTGTATTGGGATCAAACGCCACAAAGAAGGCCGGCGGGAACGATACATCACGGATGAGGAATATATCGCCATTTATGACCACGCCAATATCCGCCTCAAATCCATTATGGAGATTCTATACCTTACCGGCCAACGGATCAGTGATGTATTGTCGATCAGATGTGACGATATATCCGAATCAGGGATATCGTTCACCCAGAAGAAAACCGGCGCCAAATTGACGTGCGGCATGACGCCGGAGCTACAAGACGCCATACAGCGCGCCAAAGCCCTCCATGGCAGGAAAGAGTATCCCTTTCTGTTTGTGAGCCGATATGGGCGGGAATTGACGTATGGGGGCCTCCGTGACACGTGGAGGGAAGCAGTCAAGTCTGCGGGCGTTGTGGATGCCAATATCCATGACCTGCGGGCAAAATCGCTCACGGACGCTAAAAAACAGGGGATTGACGCGACCGCCCTGGCGGGACACACAACCGCGCGCCAGACAGAGCGCTACATTCGAAACCGTCAATCTCCGGTTGTAAGCATACCGAAATTAAGCCCAGCACTGCGCCGGAAGATCGTAAAATAG